ACTTGACTCCTTGTTAATCAACAATTCCATTTCATCAATTGGATTAACCAAGATAACAGAAGGAGCAAATCTCGCAGCTTTCAATTGTGCAATTGAGTTAGCTAACTTATCCCAACGATTAGAAGCAATAGTTACAGTTCCAGATGGAGTGTAAGTAGATGCCGACTCATAAAGACCTGCGAAAGCAGAAGTTCCTGCATAGTCATACAAGTTAGTATCTTCGATGTCTAACAAATCATTTAACATTTGAGTAGAAACAAAAGATTGTAACCAAGTCAAACGAGATAACATTTGCTTAGAAATCTTTGCGTAAGCAGCGATAGTCTTAGGAGTTACCTCAGAGATTGTGAAATCGTAATCAACCTGTGCTTTACCAGAACCTTCTGTTTGGATAGCAGCACCACCCTCAGAACCAGTCTTCTTAGCAAACTTGAACACACCATTTTGCTCAATTGTAGAACTACGCATCAAATCACGCAAGTGGATAGCACGAGTTGGATCAGTGATGATAGTGTTAGATAAACCAGCAATAGAAGCTGCCCAACCTGCACCAATGTTAGCAGTAAGGTTCATATCACCTACGGCCTTAAAGTTCATTCCAAAAGCTGCATCTCTACGAGAAGACAAAGATTTGAATTTATCAGCATTAGCCTCAAAAGCTTTAGCTACAAAGTTCTCCGGTTGCTCAACAGATTTAGTCTTAGAATCTAAGATAGCATCAGATAAAGATTTCTCTACGTTACCTAACTTATCTTCTAAAGAAGCTAATTTCTCACCAGCATTTTTAGTGTTCTCAATCAAATCAGCAAGACCTAAGCCTTCCATTTCACGACCAACACCTTTTTGAATCATTTCGTTAAGGTCACTTTTTACTTCCTCAACAAGTTTTTTAATATCTTCCATATTAACTATTATTTATTTAAATTTTCCTTTAAAATTAACAAAAACTCTACACTTTTCTTGCGTTCTTCTTCTACTGGATCAATAATGATTGGAGTGGGTTCTTCCGACTTCTCTCTCTCATTGATTAGTTTAAATAATTCCGACTTGATAAAGTTATACTCTATTTCTAACAATTCATAAGTTTCATCCATTAAATTTCCACTTTTCAATTGCTTGTAAAGTTTATCGAATCTTTCTTGCAATCCTTTGGCATCTAAAGCCTTCATTCCCATAAATGGAGTGTCGGGGTTAGCACCCCAAAGAACCGAAGAAAATTCGTACAATTTAACTTCTTGAATTTGATAGTAAGAATCTTTTGCACTCTTACCTTCAACCTTACTTTCCTTTATAGTTGAAAACCCTATTGAGTGTTGGTTAATTAAACCTGCCTCATAAAGTTTTAAATTATCAGTACCTATTTGAGTATCTACAATAGATGCCTCAAAATATAAACCATAGTTGTCTTCTTTTAAAACACTTGGCTTTCCTAATGGCAAGCTTGAATCATGGTTATGTAAAAACCAAATTTCATTTTTTGCTTGTGGCCCACGTTCTTTAATAGTCTTTGTGAATGCACCGGGCATCATCATGTCATTATGAAGATCAATATTACCAAACTTAGATGCGTAACCCGAAACAATACGTTTAGTTACATCTACGTTAGTAATCTCCCCTTCTGACTTTATTTTATAATCTCTCATATTTTCTACTATTGATTGCAAATATAATAAAAATTCATAATTACCAAATTATTTATAAAAACATAAGTCCACAACGGCAATTAACCAACTCACTTGGTGGTGCGGAATTATCACCCGGGCCACTCATTAAATTGCCCCCAACATTGAACTTTTCATTTAAAGGTATTGTTGGGTAACTCGCCATGGCATTATGCGAAGGTCTTTCCTTCCCATCTAAAATAACAATCCATTTTTTAGTCAAAACTTTCTTTTGTGACTCGGCCCAACTTTGAGATGCCAAATTCATTATCTTAGTAATCTCCGTTCTTGCAATGGTTTGACTTCTAATGATATTTCTTGTAGATAAGTATAATCCAAGCAAAGTAATAATCGCTGCCCTCGGCACACCTCTTTCTACTTGATCCTCAACAAATCTTTTAATGTCTTGTTTGATTGTATTTACAATACCTAAAACAATATAGAAGTAAGATATATCCCTAAACAATAATAAAAGCAATAATAACCAGTTCTCCTCAAAATTATCGCCTTCTTCCTTCTTTTGGTATTCATCTAAGAATTTACCTTGCTTTAAACCAAACTTAGTATAAGCATCACGCATTATCTCCAATAACCATCTTTCGTTAAAGTGATTAGTGATATGAAATGTTTGAGGATTCCTTCCTTCTAACGAATTAAGGTAAGTCTTTGTTTCTACCGCCAACTTAGTGCGTATATAAGCAAATAAGGCACGTTCATTAACATCGTGCCTCCTTCGCCATGCTACCCTATATAATTCTTCACTTACCATCGTTTGTTTTTAAAAAGTTTTTCAACTTTCTCACGTTCTTTGCTTTTTAATTTAGAATCATAAACAAGGAAGAACCCGAACCAAAAGGAACTTGTTATTACAACCGAGTTCAATATGATGGCCCAAATTTCCATTAATCCTCATCCATTACCATTGAACCAATTTCGGTAGGATCAATACTTAAACTTCCTAAAGGCACTTGATTAGAACGAATATAAACTTGTTGCATGATTGGGTCATTTGTTGGCTCAAAGTCCATAAATACCCTTTTCTCATCTTGGGTAAGAACACCATCTAATTTCTCCAATATACTTGCTGCATCCAAGAAGTTTTGTTTCATCTCTGGGTAAGCATCCACATCAAATCTTAAAACATATTGAGAAGGATTTAATCCCATACTTGGAGCCAACCATTCTAATAAACCTTCACATACCCTTGATTGCATTGGAACAACGCAATTGATAATCATTCTACGGATAAATTGAGCCAAGTTACTTTCGGTCAAATTATCAGCATTTAAAAGAACATAAGGGTAATGCCATAGTCTACACAATTGCTCGGTAGATAGTTTACTCATTGCTCTTAAATCTAAATCAATGTTAGTAGTAGATAACTTAGTAAATCCAACTTTGGTATTAGAGAATACAACTCTACCTTTAGCATTTGAGTTATAGATTTTATCATGAACTTTATCTTCTAAATCTTGTTGACCTTGTGGATCAATATCTTCTGTATTAACATCATCCTTATACAAGAATCCCACCGCACCCCTTGTTTCGAAGTTTTCAATTGCTACTTCTTCTCCACTATTAGCTTTTTGCAAAACTCTTGCACCAGCGGTTAAAGGTGAGAATCCACGATGAACCGTAGTTTGATTATTAAAATCGGGATTAAACGAACGAAACGATAAAAAGAATGCTGGCTCAACATCTTGATTGATTGAATGTATGTTATACTTAACAATTCTTCTAAACCCATCAGTAACGATTGTATAATCAAAAGGTGCAATAACATGAAGTCTTGCAATTTTACCTTTTTTAAGTGGGTCTTCTTCTGCCCAAATTCCAACATCTTTAACCAATAAATCCCAAGAGAATAATGATTGGAAAAATTGCTTTGAAGTTTGATAAGAGTTTGGTCTTTTAAGTAAAGCCAAGATTGGGTGTTCTTCCAATTCTTTCATTGCTTTAGACCTAATGCTATTAGCCTCCATCATGCTCCTATCCGTAGGTCTTGTCAATAAGGCTTTATACTTACTAACCGACTTTATCTGCATTTTGTTGGCTTGATATAATTCCAATGGAACTTCAACGGCTCTTGATGAAATGTCATCTACGATAGCATAAACATCTACGTTCTTCTCAAATCCATTATTGATTGCATCACGATAATCTGTGTTATAAAGAGAATACGTTTGTCCTCCATTAAACATCTGCCATTGCTTAACACTTTGTATTGTAGTCAAGGCTTTTTTGCTTGTAAAAAAATCTAATAATCCCATGTCTAAAAAATAATAAGTTTTTTCTTTGAATACTTAGTATAAACGGCATACCGAATACTATCTAATGCGTGATTAAAGTCATCAATGGGTTTATTTATTTGTTTTCCCCCAACCATCATCCATTGGTAGTTATCTACTTCTTTTTTAATGTTTTTTGACCGCCTCGTGTAATACACTTCATATTCCCGCAATTTACTTATTCCCGCATTAACACTATCGTTTCCTTTGACTGCTTTTTTAATTGGCAATCCCTCTCTGCGTAATTCCTCAATAGATTTTGGATCGGCACTATCAGCATAAATCTCACCGAGTTTATCGGGATATAGTTTAATCCTTTTAGCTAAATCTGAATTAGTTAATCCAGTTTGGTAAATAACTTCATCAAGGTATAACTTATTTCCTAATTTTGCAATTCGGATAAGTGCCGTAGGGTCATTTGAGAATCCAAAGTCAAGGCCACTAAACAAAACATCAACATCTTTTGGGAAAAATTCACAAGGTTGCCAGTCATGATAAATAAGGGATTCAACACTTGGTTTAGGGTTTTGCTGATAAAGAGATTCAAAAGTAAAAGGTTCATTCTTTTTAACTCTTAATAACTTTTCTAATGCGTGTTTTTCGGGCCATAAAGCCTCACCTTCTTTTCTTAGGTCATAACTATTCTCGGCTTTCTCACGAATGGCGGGAAATTCGATAATTGTCCAATCATCATCACGTTCAAGAAGTCTTCCCGCTAAATCATCATCATACCACCTTGTTTGGATAAGAACTTGTGCCGAACCGTTATGCAACCTCGTTTCGAACACATCGGTGTACCAATTCCAAAGTTGTTCTTTAATGACACTTGATTGGGCCTCTTGGCGATCTTTAAGTGGATCATCAATAATTCCAATATCAACCGATGTACCAGTCAAAGAACCACCTCTACCAACGGCTTTAACATAACCTTGGCTATTAACGGTTTGGAAGAACTCAGCCATTCTAATTGCCTCTCCTTTTTTCTCTCCAATCCTTGTTTCGGGAAAAAGTAGTTTAAATTCCTCTCCCACGATTCTCCTTTGTATTTCTCCACTAAATTGCTCGGCTAAGGTAGCATTATAAGAAATCAAGGCTAATTTAAGATTTGGGTTTCTTCCAAGAAGGTAAGCGGGGAAACTTCGTGTTGACAACTCAGACTTGCCATGTTGTGGAGGCACAAAAATCATTAACTTCTTAATCTTACCAGCATACACTAAATCCAAATGATCGGCAATCACCTTGTGAAACCATTGCATATCATAATCGGGTTTAATGAACTTAACGAAGTTACTAAACGACCTCCTCGAAAGTTCCCTCGTCAATATCTCTTTCTCTAATTTGGCTAAGTCTTTCTCGGATTTGCTCATCGGTCAATAATTTTGGATTTAATATATCTTCTTTAACATTTGTTTCTATTTGTATTGCTTGGGATGCCTTGCCATGTTGAAACTCAATCATAAACTGGCTATTCTTCATCTCACCATTTTTAATGTCACCTAAGATGGCATTTGCAATCACCGAAATGAAGGCAGGTGTCTGAGAGTCCATCGCAATCATTCTAATGTCAGCAACGGTCATAGAATTGACCATAGCAACCACATCTACAACATCTTGCTTAGTCATGCGAATACGAAGTGATTTATCTACCTCCTCCATGACTTTACGGAACATATTCTTGGGCCTACCATTAGGATTTCTTATTTCACCCGGCTGGATAGGTTTGAGGTTTTTTAATTGATTCTCAGTAAGCTTGCGTTTAGGCTTTTGATATTCTTGTTCTTCCATTTTGTAGTCATTAATTAACTTTGAAAATGCCCTATATTTTTTTTAGGTCAATTTCGGTTTAAATACGTTTTTCAATTTTGTCTTGTTGGTATTACACTAAGTATTACACTAAGTATATACTAAGTATAATATATATACTCTAACATTATTTATAATCATTCTAAATAACCTTAACTTATTGACCCTTAGTATTTTAAGAAGTAGTTCCGCCGAGAAATACCCTTATTTAGAATGGGTCTTAATAATAGTTTACATGCAAACATAGGCAACTTTTTTATAAAACGAGTCATTTCTTTGTTTTTACTCATAATATTTTCCCAATGTTTACATATTTATCCCCAAAAGTATTAGGATTTTTTTAGTGGGCCCCCAATTCCCAACAGGGTACCCCTTTTTGCTCCACGCATAAAAATCGTATCCAAAGTTGCTCCCAAAGGTGTACACTTGCATACAAAACGTATCCAAACATACAATTTGAATAAAAAACGTAGCTAAATAGGGGTGCACTGGGGAAATAGGATATAGTCGGGGAGTAACCGCCAAGCCTATTTCTTTGTTTCCTTTATGTATGGGGGTTTTATACCTTTGTGATAACTTGACTTTAATACCTTGCATTTAAGCGACTATCTTATGCACACAAAGGGAAACACCTTACCCACCGCATGAACCTACCTTAAATCAAAGATATGATACCTTAAATCTAATTGTAGGGTAAAACATATACCAAACAAAAAAAGGCCCCCGCTTTAAAGTTTTCTTTTTCTTTTAATGATATGGTATTAAGTAAAACAATGTATTAACCAATGTAAAGCAATGGGTTAAGATAGGTATTAACATGGTGTACTATTTGACCTGCGAAATAAGATTTAATAAAATGATCTTTAAAGCGAAAAATACAAAATCGCACATGATTTACTTAATTAATACCTATCTATATAAACTATCTTAGATAGGAAAACTTGATAGTATATTACTTGGAATAATACTTAGTGCAATGCACTCTTATTCAAAGAAAAAAATAAACTATTGATTTGAATAAAAAAAACCTTTTTGAATATTTATTTTTAAATACTTTGTAACTCTTTATATATCAACTAATTAACCACTAAAAAAAGTTTATTATTTATGCTTTTATTGATCTATTTAATGCACTAATGAAATTTAGAATGATTCTAAATAAGCGTTAAAATCTATGTTTAAAGCTGGTATTAAGCGTTTTTATCCTGTTTTATATCCTATTTCCTTATTTAGATTGATTATAAATTAGTATTAATATTTGTAAACTTAAATAGTAATGCTCTATATTTGAAATATCATTTAAACAAAAACAATTTAAACAATTAAAAACATGGCTACCAAAATTGAATTTAAAACAAACAGATTAAAAAACTTTATTAGCGACTCAATAGAATTTGTATTCTACATGATCGTTTTATTTATGGCACTGGGTTTTGTGTCAATTATCGAAAAACTTTAAACCTTTAAACAATTAAAAAAATGGAAGATTTAAAAAAACAAATTGTAAGTGAAATTAACGCAATGTCATTAACTGATTTAGTTACCCTAAATAATATTTTTGCAAGGGAAATACAGGGTAATTATGATAATGAAATTTTTAATAATGATGAAGAATTTTTTTACACGTTTTTCGAAAATAGTGTAATTAGTGCAGTTCAATGCGTATGTTATGGGGACTACCGGTATTCTGATAATTATGTAAAATTTAACGGATATGGGAACCTTGAAAGTTTTAATTATATGTCAAATAAATGGCTATGTGAATTACCCGAAACAATGGCGGAAGATATAATTAACAAATTTGAAGAATTTGAATATTTATTTTCAAATGAATTAAGCGAAAAAATTAATGAATACCAATTTTAATAAATAAATAAATCTTAAATCTTAAAACAAAAAAAAACATGAAGCCTTTACATTTAATTGCATCAAAAGACATTTTTAGACCTGCTTTACATTATATCCAATTATTAGACGGGTATTTTAACGTAACTGACTGCCATACCTTATTGAAGGTTCCACAATTTGAAATTTTACCGGATTCAATAATTAATGAAATTCCAAAAGAGTGCTATTTTTTAGCGAATGACTGGAAGAATTCAAAAATTGATAAGGCTATTATTTTCAGAATTAAAAATAATCTAATTGAATGCATGGACAAAAAGGGAAATACATTAGGATTTTTACCCTTTTTAGATGCAAATGAATTTTACCAAAAAGTAGGGAAATTCCCTGAAATTAATTGCGTTATTCCCAAAGATGAACATAATGAAGAAATTTTAAATATTTCTATTAATCCCGATTTATTATCTAATTTATATAATGCAAACGGAAAGGATTTAATGCAATTAACTTTTTTTGGGAAAAATAGAGCTGTAAAAATAAAATTTAAAGAAAGTGCAGCAACTGGGTTAATTATGCCGGTTACTTTTGAAAAATAATTTTAAATCTAAAAACAATTAATAAAATGGAAAATTTACAAAAATACTTTATTCGATCTTCGCATGAAATATATGAAGATAGCTATATTAATGGAGAAGGTAAAAATATTAACTTTTTTAATAATGAATCAGAAATTATAGCTAATTCCCCTATTCAAGCACTTGAAAGATATTCAAGTAGGATTTTGGGATATGATTTAGACGCTGAAAATTTAGACCATGAAAATACGGGGTTTTTTTACGCTAATTTTTTAGTTGATAAGGACTGTTTCCCTGCACCTATTGAGGATGTCGAAAAATGGAAGAAAGAGGAAATTATGCTTTATTCTGATAATATCAATTTTGAAATTTATGAATTAATTAAAATTATAACACTATGAAATTTACAATTAAAAAAACAGATCAAATTTTAGCTAGTGTTTGGAATTGGGAGGGAATACTCCTAGCTTCTGTAATTACAAAGGAAATAGAAACAATTGAACAGGCTAAAAAAATGTTAATTAGTCAAATTCCATACGATTATATAAACAAAAAAATTCAAATCGGTATTTGGAACCTTGATAATGAAACGGAAAAATTGTTTAGTTGTTTTGCAAGAGAATAAAGAGTAATTAATTAAAGATTAAACATTAGGCCCTTTTTTATGGGCCTTTTGTTGTTATATTAAGTACCTGTAATAAAATTAATCATTGGCCCTATTTTTGGGCCTTTTGTCGTTTAAAATAACCACTAAAACGCATTTTATTAAATACATTGGATTTAAGGCATTATTTTAAAGCTACCTATCCAATCATATTACCTACATTACAAAAGTCCTTTAAACTTAAAGTATTGCCCATATAAATTGATAATTAAACAAAATAAATACCTTATAAAATGAATACTCAAAAAATTAACCCGAAATATTACTTTTTTAATTGCCCATTAAAAACAGGTACAAATTTCAACGAAGGAGGGGAAAAGCTGGCCTCCACGATTCCCAGCCAAAAAGCTGATAGTCCCGGGGAAATTTGGGGAAAAATTACAAATCCAACCGACCAATTTATTATTTTATGTTCGGTGATTTTTTTATTTTCCTTTTTAATTTTTGTAACATTTTTGCTATTGTTTTTGATAATTTATTTCAAATAATATTTAGATAAAAAAAATAATTAATATTTGTTTGCAATTATTAAATAAATCTTGTTTACATTTGCAAAAGAAATTACAAAACAAAATGAAAGAAAAAACTGAAAAAAATCCCAAAAAAGCGGGTAGACCAAAATTGGAACCAACCATCGTAAGATCGGTAAGGGTTAAGGAATCATTAGATAAGGAAATGTGCAAGAGATTTTCCAACAAATATGTGAGTAAATTATGGCCAGATTTTTGCCGAGTTTATTTACTAAATAATTAGCATTCATAGTTGATAGGTTTAAGATTAGATTGGGGAAAGGCATTGAAATTTTTTTAGTGCCTTTTTTTTTCAACACTTTTTCTGAAAATGATAAAAATGGGAAATAATAA